TGAATATTTTTATAATTAAAACATTTTTTTATTTCTTCAATATCATCTAAATTAAATTTTGATATTGGATAAACATGATCTAATTCCCATTCACCATAATTTTCAAATGTCATTCCTTTTTGAAATTGATTTTCTAAATGATATTTTAATTCATTATATGAACATCCTAACAATTTAATATGTGTTAATCCATATTTACTTAATGATATAAATGTAGAAGTTCTACTTACTAATCTATTAACAATTTTATGCATAATATCATTTTTACCTAATTCATTATATATTTCTATCTGTGTATTAATCTTTTTTTTATTTTTGTAATAATTATTAATATTAGCTTTCTTTATAGAATTCATTAATTATAATATAATCATATATTTAAATATAATTATATTTTAAAGGACACCCAAACGGTGAGTGCAACGAACCGAGCGTAGCGAGATAAATCCGTCAGGATTTATTATTTCTTGATAGCAGCTGCATATTTTTGTAAGTTATCTTTTAATAACATCATTGCAGTTTTTTTAACAGCTTCCCAGTAAACAGGATTTTGTTTATCTGATTCTTTCATTGGGTGTTTCTTTTGAGCTTCAACAAAAGCCATTTGAGTAATTTTGGCAGGAACACCAATGAAATGCATACCTTTAGATTCGGCTACTTTTTTAACATCTAAGTTAGACCAGACATATTTGACTAATGCACCACGAACAGTGATTTGAGGATTGGCGGCACGGCGTGATTTCTTGCTACTTTTCTTGCTAGTTTTAGATTTTTTAGAACCTTTGCTCATTTTACGGCTGGAACGTCTGCTTGATTTCTTAGATGATTTACGAGATGATTTTTTGCTAGATTTAGATTTACGTCTTTTACCTCCTTCTTGAATCATTATATATATATTATAAAGAAATTAAAATTGAAAAAAGTATTATAAATAATTATATATATTTACATAAATAATAATATGGGAGTACCACGATTTTTTTCATGGGTGAGTAATAATTATTCAGTTATTACTGATCCAGTTATTAAACCAAACGAATTTTATTTTGATCTAAATTGTTTATTGCATCCCAAATGTTTTGAAGTGGTGCATGAAATTTTAAAGGAAAATCCTACATATTTTGAAGTAATGACAACAGATAAAACTGACCGTGTTGAAGCAAAAATGTTCGCACGTATTATTGAATATATGAATGAAATATTAGATTTTGTTCAACCTCAAGATTTATTATATATTGCAGTTGATGGTGTTGCTCCAATGGCTAAGATGAAACATCAACGTCTTCGTAGATTTAAAACTATCAAAGAGCAAGAAATTAGAAATACAATTATGGAAAATTTTAATGTTCCTATTCAAGCAAAGTGGAATAATGCAGTTATTACACCAGGAACAAATTTTATGAGAAAATTAACAAATAGGTTAATTGATTTTTCTAAGAAATATTCACCAAAATATACAAATAAATTAAATATTATTTTTTCATCATGCCATTCTAGTGGTGAAGGTGAACATAAAATTCATCAATATTTAAAAGAAAATAATAATAAAGAAGCAATTAAAGTTGTATATGGATTAGATGCTGATTTATTATTTTTAACTATGGCTACCAATCTTCCTAAATTATATGTATTTCGTGAAGCACAGGAAATTGATGCTAAATCAACAAAAAAGTTTTTGGCTGTTGATATGGATAGTTTAAAAGATGGTATATATCAAGATATTCAAGCAAAGTGTGAAAAAAAATTAGATAGTTCAAAGGTAATCAATGATTATATTATGATGGGATTTTTACTAGGGAATGATTTTTTACCAAATATTCCATCACTGACTTTATCACCAATTCATCCAAAATTACAAGTTGGATTGGATATTTTATTAGATGTATATACTAAATTTATTAATACAAATAATTATATTTATGGTGATAATGCATCATTTTTTAAGTTTATTGAAATTTTAGCAAACATAGAAGAAGCTTATTTCAAGGAATTATATAATAAAGGTAGATTTACATTTAAAACAAATGAAACAGAACCAGTGAAGATTGCATTATTTGAATTAGATAATTTAACTAAGAGTGATGTTAATATTATTAATGTAGGTAAAGATGACCCAGAAAAATATAAAAAAAGATATTACGAGCACATGTTTGGTGTTAAAATGAATAAAGTAAATAATATTTGCAATGAATATTTAATTGGTATTCAATGGGTATCAAAATATTATTTTGAAACGTGTCCAGATTGGTTATGGTTATATAAATATAATCACGCACCTTTTATCACTGATATTTATAATTATTTAAAAAAGAATAAGATGCCAGAGATTGAAATAGTGGATAATAGGTATGCAATAAAACCATTAGAACAATTAATAATGGTTATACCAGAAGAAATAGGAAGTATTTTACCTATTGAATGTAGACAGATATTTAAGAATAAGAATTTACTACAATATTTTAAGAAGGATTATGATTTTGATATTTTTATGAAGACTAAATTTTGGATGTGTCATCCAGAGATTTTAAATCCAAGTTATGATGCATTCATGCCTGAAATAAAAAAGATTAAATTAACAGAAGAATCAGAAAAATTAAATAAAAACTTTAAACCGATACATATTTCATTTAAGTTAGATTGAAAAAAATATAATTTAATTAATAGTAATGGATAAGAGTAAGTCGCAGCCTAAATTTGACCATATTCCAAATAGAATTGAATTCATACATTCATTATTAAAGGACAAGAAATTAGAACCTTTGATTGATATTAAAACCAAATCATCAGAAAATCTTTTAGGTGGTACTGTTGACAGAAGTGAACTTCATAAAAAAGATATTAGAGAAATATTAAATAAAAAAGCATTTGATTTTAATCAAATAATAAATGAAATTGGAGGTAAATTACAATATGTAAAAAGTGGAACAACAGGGCATACATTTAAAGGTATATCATATAATGAAGCAGGAAAATCAATAAATTATGGTGTTAAAATAGTAGCATATTCAAAAAAGGATTCATATGGTGATGTAAATATAAGTGATAGACCAGAAAATGCAGAATTATTAATGTTAAAATTATTAAGTGAATTTGTATTATCAGGACAGACACCGCATATTGTATTACCAATTGGAAGTTTTAATACGAATATTACACCATTTGTAAAATTAGCAAAATCATATAGTGATTCTAAAAAGTTTGAACTATTTTTAGAGAAATATGTGAAAGGGGATTATTATAATGATGTAAGTGTATTAATATCAGAATGGGCCAACGGAGGTGATTTATTAGATTATATACGAGATAATTATAAAACAATGAAATTAAAAGAATGGAAAGTTATATTTTTTCAGATATTAAGTGTATTAGCGGTAATACAAAAAAAATATCCAGCATTTAGACACAACGATTTAAAACCAAATAATATATTAGTGCAAACAAGTGAAATAAAAAATAAATCATTAAGATTTAGATATGTAATTAATGATCATGAGTATTATATTCCAGATATTGGAGTACAAATAAAATTATGGGATTTTGATTTTGCATGTATACCAGGTTTAATAGAAAATTTAAAAGTATCAGCAGAATGGACAGATAAAATTAATATTAAACCAGAACAAAATAAATATTATGATGTGCATTATTTTTTCAATACATTTACAAGAAAAGGATTTTTTAGTGAATTTTGGACATTAGAAGAAATACCAAAAGAGGTTAAAGAATTTGTAAGAAGAGTAGTACCATTAAAATATTCAGAAGGAAAATATGTATCAGAAAGAGGTAGGATATTACATAACAAAGAATATGTTACACCAGAAATATTATTAACACAGGATGTATTTTTTAGTAAGATGAGAAAAAAGAATGAAAGTTAAATTAAAAACAAATATAGAAAAAAAATTATTATATAATAATAATGATATCTCTTTCAAATATGAATTGGACAAAATTAGCAATAATTGGTTTAGGACTAGTATTAATATATTTATTATTTTTTAGTGAAAAGTTTGATATTCAAGCACCATTTAATTTATTAACAAGTGATGCATCAATAAAAGATATTCGTGTACCAATACCAATCATTCCAGAACCTGTTGATGATAACGAAGTTCCTAATTTAGTAGAATTTGATAAACGAGTAAATATAACTGATTTACAAAAATTAAAAGCAATAAATAATATTCTAGAAAGGATTAAAGAAGTAAATAATTACAGACAATTTAATGAAGCATTAAGACAAGTAACGACATTTAAACCAGATAGTGATAAATTATCTTACATTAATCAATATATTATAAGTAAATTATCATATTATTCAGGAGGACAATATAAATTTATAATAGATACAACAGATAATGAATCTGGTTCTCAAACAGAAGATCAATATATGATATCATATAATTTGAATGGTAGAGTAGATAGTTTAGGTTTTGCAATTAAAATTATAGTTGTTATATCTAAACCAGATATTAATAATAGTAGTATGGATATATCATTTAATGAAATAAGAGTAGATAATCCTGAAGTATTTATAACACCAAATACACCATTTAATAATAATGCAAGTATATTATATTAAAATTTAGGTAAATTAATTTATTTAATTATAATATGAAAGATTCAGTTTATAATGCAATTATATTATATTTAATAATCGTCATAGGAGTTATATTGATAAAACATCCATTATTTTTCAGTAATGGTTATGAATTAACAAATAATCATATGGTAGGATTACCCAATTTTGTATTATTAATTATTGTAGCTTCATTTGGTAGCTTATATATAGCTCGAACATGTTAATTTCTTATATATAGTAATATATGAGAAATCATAAAAATTGAAAAATGTATTGATTATGATGGTTTATAATATTTAGTAACATTAAAAAGAACTTCTAAGCAATTTAAGCAACTAACTCATCACAACCCATCAACCAAATGTCCACCATCGAAAGCAACATCAACAAGATTGTCGAGAACCTGCTCACCGAGCCCGAGCCGACAGTCATCATCAAGGAGGAGAAGCCCAAGGCGCCTCGTGACATCAACATTATCATCAAGCCGGAGCTAGTCAAGATGCCCATCTCTTTTGCCAAGACAATTGTCGAGAAGGCACTGGAGACCTACGCCGACCCGTCGGGCAACTGGTTCCGCCGCTACATCCGCAACGTCAAGAACCCGCAGCTGCACATCGACCTCAACACCGTGCTCAACGGCATGGTCAAGAGCATCATCAAGGAGGACGACGAGACGAGCTTCGCCTTTGGCAAGCACAAGCAGCAGCTGACCATGCAGGCCATGGGCTCGCTCTCGGACATCTCCGACACGCTCTGGCAGCGCATGACGCAGACCGTCATGGTCGAGACGAAGACGACCGAGACCAAGGACGGCAAGGAGCGCATCATCATCGAGCGCAACACCATGAAGCCTGCGCTCGACCACCTCGGCTGGGAGCTCGCCGACCGTGGCATCGAGTACATGCTGGAGGGCAAGTTCATCTGCCACCTGCAGCAGATTGAGGGCCGTGCCGCTGTCTTCAACTCGTCGCTGCCCGTCGCCATCGCCAAGCCCGAGAAGGACGAGGAGGGCTTTGAGACCGTGCGCCACAAGCAGAGCGACTCAACCAAGCCCAACTACCGCACCGTGCCGTGCAAGTTCTTCACCGAGACCGGTGTGTGCAAGTTCGGCAGCAAGTGCGACTTCCTGCACATCTCAACCGAGCAGACCAAGCCGTGCAACTTTGGTGACAAGTGCAACCGCAAGGACACGTGCAAGTACAACCACGAGTCAACTGTCGCTGCCGCCTCCATCGCCGGCACCTACGCCGCCAAGGCTGCGGAGCCGACCAAGCTCAAGCCGACCACTGGCTTCACCGGCAAGGTGAACGCCGGCGCCGGCAAGGTCTAAATTAGTTTATCATCTGCATGTTTATTTATATTTTTTGAATTTATTTAATTGAATATTTTTATTTACTGTTGTACTTAAATTTCTACTAAATACAATATCTGGATTGTATACAGTATCAGATACTTCATATAAACTAGCATAATATGTTAATACTTCTGCAATATATTGATCTATTTTATCATCCGTGAAGTACTCCTTGGCTAATTCTAAGGATTTTTTTCCTATTGTTTTACAATCAGTATTAGCAATTTTATTTAATATTTTATCATTGATTGTATCAACAGAATCATTAATATTGTATTTTACTTTAAGATAATGAATATCTTCAATAAAAACATTTTCATAATAT